CACTTGGGGAACAAAAAATGAAAGATGTTGTGCTAGAGGCAATCAAATACAGAGAACAACAAGAGTACGGTTCAGCATCACAAGCTCAAGCAGATAGAGACTTAGCACAAAGACAAGAGACTATAAATTATGAAGTCGTTATCCAAAGTGGTGAAAACAAATATGGTGAAGGCAACAAATTTTATCTTGACGGTGAACTATCACCAAGACTTATGATGCTAAGAGATAATATATATATTTTTAATGTTAGTGATGCTTCAAACCAAACTCATGCCTTGCGATTCTCAACAACAGAGGACGGCACACATAACGGGGGCGAAGCTTACACTGAAGGGGTCACAATTTCTGGGAAGGCAGGAGAAAGATCAGCAACAGTTACTATTGAAATAACCGCAGACACACCAGATTTATATTATTACTGTGTCAATCATGCGGGCATGGGTAATAAAATAAAAGTTGAAAGTAATGACAATGCAAGGCAAGTTTCCGAAGAAGTGGAAACAGGTTTGCGTAACAAAGTAGAAGAACACAACGAAGAAGTCGGGGACGACCCTTCAAAACGCACAACTTATCGAACATTGCTCGCAGTGTTTGAACGAGGGTTGGGGGCTTATGCGAGTTCGCCAGGCTCAGTTCGACCCAATGTGACAAGTCCACAAATGTGGGCATACTCACGAGTAAATTCTTTCCTTTTTGCATTACGCAATGGAAGGTTTCAAGGTGGGAAGCATGATACTGATTTGCTTCCCGAATCACACCCTTTATCATCGAAAGAGGAGAAAGCTATGAAAGATAAAGAAGATAGACATATCCTCAATGTGAATGAAACAGATGATTCTATAATCGTTGAGTTTCAAAAACACGCTGAGGATAAAGAAATGGATGAAACAGTTGATATGGAAGTGACTGACGAGGAAAGTTCCTATCACGATGAAGATGAAGAAGATAAAGAAAGAGTTACAGATATTCCAATGGGTTATCGTATTATTGATTTATCCAGAGCTCATCACATAGACGAAGAAAAACGCACGGTGAGAATCGGCGTTTCTTCTGAAACACCAGTGCAACGAGACTTCGGTATGGAAGTTTTGTCGCACAAAAAAGAAGATATAGACATGGAGTTTATATCTTCTGGCAGAGCTCCGCTTTTGCTGAACCATGACATGGAAAAGCAAATCGGGGTTATAACAGATTTTAGACTTGACGAGGCTGCTAAAAGGACAATTGCAGTAGTTAGATTCGGACGATCTAGTTTAGCTCGAGAGGTCTTTCAAGATGTTAAGGACGGTATTCGCATGAATATTTCAGTTGGGTATCGTGTAGATAAATTAACTAGAACAGAAAAGGACGACAAAGTTTTTTATCGTGCTAGCTGGACTCCAATGGAAATTTCAAGCGTGAGTCTGCCGGCTGACCAGTCAAGACTTGTCGGCGTTGGGCGTTCTAAAACAAAAACACAATCACAGGTAAAAATAAAAATGGAAAACGAAAAACAAGAAATAAATCTTGATGAAGTTAGATCACAAACTGCTGATGAAGTGCGTAAAGAGATGGCTAAAAACTCAAAAGAGATTATTGATCTCGCAGCACGACACAACAAGCGTGATTTAGCAGATCAAGCAATTAAAGACGGTCTTTCTGTGGAAGAATTTAGAGGTGTTTTATTGGAAAATATTTCAAACAACAAACCTTTAGAAACTCCTTCAGAAATAGGCTTAACAGAAAAAGAGACAAGAAGATTCTCCTTGTTGCGTGCAGTAAACGCAATGGCAAACCCTACTGATAGGAAAGCCCAAGAAGCAGCAAAGTTTGAATTTGAATGCTCTGAAGCTGCTCAGAGAGCATACGGTACTACGGCACAAGGCGTCATGCTGCCTGCTGAGGTTCTAAGCAATTGGAATCAAAGGGACTTAAATGCTTCTGATGATGCAGGTTTGATAGGTCAAGACTATCGAGCAGGAGACTTTATTGAGTCTTTAAGAAATAACTCAGCAGTCTTGCCTTTAGCAACTACACTAAACGGCCTTTCTGGCGATGTTAAAATCCCAAGAAAAGCAAGTGGTGCATCTTGTGCATTTATTAGTTCAGAAGGTGGGGCAAGTGGTGAAAGTGAAATGACTATTGGCTCAGTCACTATGTCGCCCAAAACTTGCGGTGCTTTCACCGATGTCACAAGGCAGCTAATGGTTCAATCTTCATTAGATGTTGAAAACTTAATTAGAAACGATCTTGCTCAGGCAATGGCAATAGCTATTGATGATGGAGCTCTTGAAGGTTCAGGCTCTTCTGGCAACCCAACAGGTATCACTAACACAAGTGGAATTAACACAGTATCGCTTTCAAGTGCTGCTGCGCCAACCTTTAGTGAAATGGTAAGTATGGAAACAGCTGTCAGAGTAGATAATGCACTATTAGGCGACTTAGCTTATATAGTTCACCCAACTAATTATGGGACTTTGAAAACTACTGAGAAAGCAAGCAATACCGCACAATTTATTGCAGTAAATGATGAAATCAACGGCTATCGAGCAGTTGTTTCACCACAATTGACTGCCAATAATTATGTCTTTGGTAATTTTAATGATCTACTTGTTGGATTCTTTGGGGGTCTTGACGTGATCGTTGACCCTTATACTTCTTCAAGTTCAGGAACAGTCAGAATCGTTGCTCTGCAAAATGTTGATGTAAATGTACGTCATGCAGTCAGCTTTTGTGCTGCTTCATAATTGAGTGGTTTTAACGACTAACAAATTGGGTGGCTTAATTGCCACCCAACTTTACAGAGGTAATCAAATGAAAACATATTTAATATTACGAGACACAGTAGCAAACCAACAAAAAGTGCAAGCAGGCGACATTGTTGAACTGCCTAGTGATGAAGGTTTTTTGCTTGTGGGTTATGGCAAAGCTGAAGAACATAAAGGCAAAAAAGCAAAGAAAACAACTAATCGAAGTGTCGGTCTAAAAAAGTCTGATACTGCCAAACCAAAAAAACGCAGTAAAGACTGATGGCATTAGAGTTTGATAGAGATTTCACAGGTTATTTTGATGCTGACTTTGGTCATGGCATTACGGTAACTTATACCCCGCAAGGCGGTTCTGCTTCTTCTATCAATATCATTTTAGAGCAAGAATATTTTGGAATTGATGTTGGCACTGTAGATGTTGAGGGTTTTCAACCCATTGCATTTTGCAAAAGTACAGATATTCCAAATATTGCTCATGGGGACACTATAGTTGCACCAGCTTATAAAAATTTAGATGGTACAACTATAAAAGCAGGGGCAACTTACAAAGTTATCAATGTGCAACCAGATAACACTGGTGTCACACAATTATTTTTAGAAGAACAATAATGGCAAACCATATCAGACAACAAATCAGAGAACGAGTTGGCACAGTTTTGACAGGCCTAACAACGACTGGCAGCAATGTTTATCAAAGTAGAGTTTACCCTTTACAGGAAACTAATTTGCCTGCTTTGTTGATTTATACAAAAGAGGAGACTTCAGAACCTTTAGTGATTCACACTGACAGATTATTAGAACGCAATTTGTCGTTAGTGGTTGAAGCTTTTGTAAAAGCAAACTCCAATTTTGATGATACAGTTGATACAATTGCTAAAGAAGTTGAAGAAGCAATAGCAGCAGATACAACAATTAACGGACTTGCTAAAGATGCTTTTTTAGAATCAACAGATATTGATTTTAACAGTGAGGCAGAAAACCCAGTAGGTTTTGCAAGTCTTACATTTTTAATAAAATACTATGTACAGGAAACTAATCCCGACATAGCAGTTTGAGGTAATAAATTATGAAAATGATTTCACCAAATGGAAAAACGACCATAGATGCACATCCAAGTAGTATCGAGTGGTTACAATCACAGGGTTGGAAAGAGGAAGCAGCCCCTGCGAAAGCAAAAAATAAATCTTCTTCTAAAAATAAACATGAGGTATAAACATGGCAACACATCTTGGAAAAGAAGGCACAGTACAAGTTGGTTCAAACGCAATAGCTGAGATTAGAAGTTTCAGCATTGATGAAAGTATCGATGTCGTTGAAGATACTAGCATGGGTGATTCTGCAAAGACTTACTTAGCTTCTATCAAAGACTTTAGTGGCACAATCGATGTTCTTTACGATGAAACCGATACGAACGGGCAGACAGCATTATCAGTTGGCAGTTCTGTGACTGTAAATTTTGCACCAGAAGGCACAGACAGCGGTGATGTAAAATTAACTGGCACAGCTATTGTTACTGGAAAATCTGTTAACAGCTCATTCGATGGTTTGGTTGAGTCAACCATTCAAATACAAGGCAGCGGCGGTCTTACGACTACCACTTATTAAAAATGTCGGTAATTGAAAACGCAAAAAACCATTTTAATAGTCAAGATATTATTAAAATAGTTGTCCCCGAATGGGGTAATGATGATGAACCGCTTGTAATTTATAGTAAGCCATTGACGCTTGGTGAAACTTCTAAATTGTATAAATTATCAAAAGAAGATGATCTAACGATGATGGCTTATGTTTTGATTTACAAAGCTCTTGATGCAGACGGCAACAAACTTTTTAATATTGGTGATAAAAATGATCTTATGAACAATGTTGATAGAGAAGTTTTAATGCGAGTTGCACAAGAGATAATGGGACAGGAACCCATCGAAGAAACTAAAAAAAAGTAAAGAAAGACACTACTTTATTTTTTCAGTATGCCCTAGCAGAAAAACTAGGTAAAACATTATCTGAAATTGATAAAATTAGTGTCAAAGAGTTTCAAGGCTGGGTGGCTTATTTTGAGTTGAAAGAGGAACAAAGAAAGTAATGGCAAAGAAAAATATTAAATTTGAACTAACCGCAGTCAACAAGACTAAAGCTGCTTTTGACTCAGTTACAAAAAATTTAAAATCGGTTGGTAGCACTGCTGCGGGTGCAGGCAAAGCAGTTGCAGGTGTAGGTCTTGCAGCAGCAGGGGCAGCAGCAGCTATTGGTGTGCTTATCAATCAATCATTTCAGTTCATCGATGCTTTAGGAAAAACATCAACCAGAACTGGTATTACAACAGCAGCAATCCAAGCATTTCAACTAGCAGCAAGAGAGTCGGGTACAAATATCGAAGGGGCAAACAAAGCACTTGAAAAATTTGCTAGATCGGTTGGTGATGCACAAAGAGGGTTAAAAACACAATTAGATATTTTTAGATCGTTAGGTGTTGAGTTACAAACTAACGAAGGCACTTTTAAATCTACCGATCAGTTGTTAGAAGAAGTTGCAGTTGGCATAAGCAATTTGGGTAGTCAAACACAAAAGGCAACTGCCTTAGCAAACTTGTTTGGCAGACAGGGCATATTATTAACAGGTGCTTTAGAAGATTTAGGCTCAAGGGGTCTTGACAATTTTATTGCAAGAGCAGAAGCACTTGGAATTGTATTAGATGAAAAAGTAATAAGGCGTACTGAAAAATTTAATGATGCAATCGGAGTTTTACAATTACAATTTAATGCAATAAAAAATAATATTTCAGTTGCTTTATTGCCAGTTTTTGAAAGTTTACAAACCAAACTCGCAGAAGTATTTATGTCAATAAAAGAAAGTGCAGGTGGTTTTGATGCTCTTGGAGTTGCTATTGCTAATAATATTATTGAAGGCGTAGCATCAATGATTGTTGCTTTTGGTCAGTTTAGAACTTTTGTCCAAACAGCAATCAACAATGTAGCAACAAGTTTTGATGTTTTTGTTTTGAAACTACTGCGTGCATCTACTTTGATAATAGCACTAACAAGTGCAAGCACTATTTTTATGCGAGCAAAACAAGGTCTTTCAGATGCGGTGAAAGAACTAGAAAAATCATTAGAAGAAGAAAACAAAGAAGCAGAAAAATTTACTGTAAACGCACAAGAAATAGCCAATGAGTTAAGATCACTTAAAGTAGAGGCTGAAGATTTAACAGGTATTTTTGAAGGGTCAACACAAGGACTAAACGATTTTAATAATGAATTAAATAGAACTACACCGATAAATGCCTATATTGACCAACTAAAAGAGTTTGATCTTGCTTTAGAAAATGTTGCGGTAAGTTCTTTGAAAAGGTTTGAAGATGCGATTATCGATGGTCTTAGAAATGGCAAACTTGCTTTCAAAGACTTTGCTGATTTTGTTGTTGAGCAATTACTTAGAATTGCAATCCAACAATTTTTGATAAGAAGTATCATCGACCCTTTTGAAAAATTTTTAGGTGGTTTTTCTTTCCTCAATAACAACCCTACATCAAGCCCAAATCAACCAAACCCTTCTGGTTTTCCTTCAAATTTTAATCCCAATATGCCGTTTTTTGCAGGCGGTGGTTTTACTGGAATGGGTGTTCGAGCAGGTGGTGTAGATGGCAGAGGAGGTTTTCCTGCAATCTTACACCCCAGAGAAAGTGTAATAGATCACACCAAAGGTCAAGGCATGGGGGCCACAGTCAATTTTAATATTTCAACTATTGATGCTGCTGGTTTTGATGAATTATTAGCAACACGCAAAGGTTTAATAACCAGTATTATTAATAATGCTATGAACAATCGTGGCAGAATGGGGGTTGCATAATGTCTGGGGCTTTTCCTACATCACCAGTTTTTCGTGCCTTATCTTTCAAAGATAATAGACCAAATCTTACTAATATAACTTTGTCTGGAAAAAAACAAAGTCGAACTATTGGTTCACAATTTTTTAGTTTTGAAGTAAGTATGCCAACTATGACACAAACACAAGCACAAAGCATTTTTGCTTTTTTACAAAGTCAAAAAGGGCAATCTGAAAACTTTACGATTACTTATCCAACTGACAATCTTGGTGCTTCAAAAGATGAAACTGACATACTGGTTAATGGAGCTCAATCAGTAGGTGACAACACTATTGCAATGGACGGTTTTGCCGCATCAACAACTGGTGCTTTGAAAGCAGGAGACTTAATAAAATTTGCAAATCATACAAAAGTCTATATGGTTTCAGCAGATGTAGACTCAAACAGTTCTGGACAACTGACAGCAACTATTTCTCCAAACTTAACTACTGCTATTGCCAACGATGAAGCAGTAACGGTCAACAAACCTTCTTTTACAGTATTTTTAGAAAGCGATGAAATTGTTTTTACCACAGACAGTTCTAATTTATATAATATTTCTTTTGCTGTAAGAGAGGTCATTACCTAATGCCTAGAACCTTATCGACAGCTTTACAAAATGAAGTTGCTTCTGCCCAAAACAAGATTGCCACTTTAGTAGAAATTAATACAGCAAATGTTATCAGAGCAACAGACTTTGTGCGTGATTTAACTTTTGATTCTGACACTTATGCTGCGGGCGGGTCTTTTTTAGAAATAGATAACACCGAAGAAACAGGGCAACTTAAAGTCGATGAAATCCAAATATCTTTAGCAAATGTCACCGATACTGTTATTGATGAAATTGCAGCAGGTAATTACTACCATCGACAAGTCAATGTCAATCTTGCTTTTTTAGATACCGATGAATCAATAATCGGGGCAATCAATTATTTTACTGGCAATATTCGCAGTGCAGCTATAACCGAAACCAACCAAGATTCAACTATAAATTTAGTTGTAGCATCACATTGGTCCAACTGGCAACTTACAAAAGGCAGACATTTCTCAGATGAATCACAGCAAAAATTTTCAAGCGGCGATAAAGGTTTAGAATTTGCCACCCAAAACAAAGATGATATTCGTTGGGGTGTTGGATAATGCCATTTTTTAGTGCTATCAAAGCAGTCTTTGCAAAGGTTGCAGAACGGGCAGCAGCATCAACAGCGTTTAAAATTATTAGAGGTGTTGCCGCAGCAGTATCAGTTGTCAGTGGTGTCAAATCGTTCCGTATTGCAAGGGATATGCAAAACAAAGGTCAAGGTATTCTTGCCAACAAAACAGCAGCAGGGGGCAAAATACCAGTCATTTATGGGCAACGGCGGGTCGGAGCTCAAATCGTTTACATGGACACTGCTGATAACCGCAGCAAAGACTTGTTTGTTGTCTATGCTTTGGCAGTGGGTGAGGTTGAAGAAATTGTTGGCAATACCATTGAGCTTGATGGCAATTCAATAACCGATACAAAAAGATTTCGTGACGGTTGGTATTTAGGTTCAGACAAAATTAGTTCTGGTGCGGGGTCTTTGAATACAGCATCGCAGATAGGAACGAACAACGGTTCTGCCAGTGCAGGCAGCAGCGGCACTGACCCTAGTAAAAGATACAGAGCAGTTTTTAATTTGCATCATGGAGCTGCTTCGCAAACAGCAGACCCAATGTTGACAGCATCAATCAGCAGCAAATGGACTTCTGCACACAAACTAAACGGCATTGCTTACATTGCAAGCTCGTTTGAGTATGACACTAAAGGGATTTTTCGAGGCGTGCCGCAACTAACTGTGGTGGTCAAAGGTCGCAAGGTGTTTGACCCTAGAACCGCAGCAGGACAAACTTTCGGCAACACTAGCACTTATACATGGTCTGACAATGCGGCATTGTGTGTTTTAGACTATATTACTAATGATGAATACGGTAAGGGTTTGGGTTCAACTGAGGTCAACTTTGACACTTTTGGCACTGCTGCCGATGCTTGCGATACGGTGGTCAATCAACCAGACTATAATGGCAGTGCAGCAGCATTTACTTTTTCGGGTAGTAGTGGAGATAATTTTGTTGTCAGCAGCACCGAATCAGAATGGCAAAAAAACAAAATAGGTGAGTTTTTAACAGTCACCGATTCTGGGGGGTCAACAGTAGTCAATAATAAAAGGGTTATTGCTTCTGAGCGATTTAGTTTTTTTGACTCCTCGCAAATCAATAGAATTTATTTTGATGGTACTTTAGGTTCTGACATTGGTTCAAACACAGGCACAGCTATAACAACAAGCAGGAGATTTCATTGTAATGGAGTGGTAGATACTAATAATTCGGTTTTTGATAATACGATTGAACTGCTGCAAAATATTCGGGGTTTTTTAAATTATGTTAATGGTAAGTATGAACTGAAAATTGAAGATGCGGGCAGTTCTGTTTTTTCTGTCACCGAAGATCATGTCATTGGTGAGAACGGTTTTAGCATTAGTTTTGGAGATAAAGACAAAAAGGCAAACAAAGTCGTAGTAGAGTTTTTTAATGGACTCAAACGCTACGAATTAGATACTGTTACTGTCTTTCATAACAATAGCACATCAACTTATAAAGATGATGATGGGGGCGAAGAACTGGAACTTAAAGTTGAGTTTCCTTTTGTCTCCTCTCCTTACATAGCTCACAACTTGGGTCGTGCAATTATGCAGCGATCTCGGTTTCAAAAAAGAGTTTCTTTTTTAGGTACCCCAGAAATATTTAAACTTAATGTTGGTGATATTATTGATGTTACTTATTCACCGTTAAATCTTTCTTCAAGTTTGTTTGTCGTTGAGGCGTTGACTTTGGAAAGTACAGGCCTTGTTGCGGTTTCAGCTATTGAGTATGTTGACTTTTATACTTGGCAAGTGCCGCCAGACCAAGAACCAGTGCCACCAAAAGAATTTTTGCCCCCGCCGTTCAGTGTGCTACCGCCTGCGGGTTTAGCATATACAGACACCGATGCAAGTTCTATAGACAGGCCTTTTATTGCTTGGGACGCACCGACAACTTTTCCAGATCATCAATATCGTGTGCAAATAGCAGACAGCAGCAGCAACAAATTAGTCAATAGGATTGTCGATCAAACTTTTGTCGATCTGAATTATCTGCCCGTTGGTTCAAACTATGTTGCAAATGTTTCATCTATTAACTCTTTAGGTGATGAATCGGCTGCCAGTTCTTTAACCTTTTCGGTAGCAGATCAACCAGTAAGAAACGAAGATTTACAAGCTAATTCAGTCACCGCAGCAAAAATAGTAGCAGGCACAATTACTGGTGACAAAATAAGTTCAGCAACAACCATAACCGCAGGCACAGGCAACAATGTTGGCGTGCTTGACGGTGCTGATTCATCTTTTAGAATTTATGCAGGTCATGCAACCCCAGCCTCAGCACCATTTCGTGTTACCCAAGCAGGGGCATTGACCGCAACCAATGCAACGATTACAGGTGCAATAACTGCTTCTTCATTAAATGTAACAGGTGCTTCGGTTACAGGAACACTAGCTGCAAGCACGATTATTCTCAATGGTGTCACCCTAGATAACATTTTGGATTTTACGGGGTCTGGTTCAAGCAGGAATATGTCGATTGGCTTCTTTGATGCTAATACTTTAAGCGTCACCGAAACCCAACTCAAATTCAAAACACCAAGCGATGCAACTTTATTATCATCTTTTGATGCTTTGATTGCAGACACCGATGATTTTACTTTTTATCCATCAAGTGCGGGGAACTCACAAAAAGATACGATTATTAGAAAAGAAGGTCTAATAACTTTTACCAATTTAAGTTCTGCCCCCGATTCACTGAAAGCTGCTAATAGTTTGTATGTACAAAGCGGCAGTCTATTCTTTAACGGCAGTGCAGTTGCTTCAGCTACAGGTGACATAACCTCAGTCGTTGCAGGTACAAATCTAAATGGTGGAGGTACTTCTGGCGATGTCACAATCAACTTAGATACGGACTTGACTTCTCTTGGTGAGGTCACAGCAACAAGTCATATTACGGCAGGCAATGTTTCCTTACGGAGTACAGGCTCAATAGAAATAACTCGCAGCGGCGGTGCTTTCATTGACTTCAAAGATTCTGGCAGCGATGATTTTGATTCAAGGATTATGGGCGGCGACTCTTTAATATTAAGCACAGGAGGCAACGGCAGCACAAGTGCAGCTTTGACACTTGGTTCAGACCAAAGTGCTAATTTTACAGGCGACATAACAAGCGGTGATATTACCATTGAGCAAAGCACGATACCAATTTTAACTCTCAGTGATACAGGCAACGCAGGCGGCGGGGCGGCACAAGCAAAAATATTGTTTAAAAACACAGGTGGCAATGCGATTGGTATTGGTTACACAGACAATCTACAAGGCAACTCAGATTTAATTATAAGCACTAATGCAGGCGGTACTTTTGGAAGTTATTTAGGTTTAAATGCAAATGCTATAACAGACTCGCAAGCAGATATAATTTTAGAGCCAAAAACCAATGTTAGAATTGCTACAGGTTCTATAGAAATGGGAAGCACTGCTTTTATAGATCAAAGCAGAAATCTTACAAACATAGGAACAATATCAAGTGGAGTTCATACAATAACGAATACAGGAACTTCTGGCGATACAAGAAGTTTTTTCATTGATGCAGAAGATGCTGAATATGACTTTAGATCAAACAGTACTTCTGGTTATACAACAACCTTTAATATGGATAATACTGGTCTTGAAATTGGCCATAATGCTTCAAGTAGAAATCTTGCACTTCAAACGAATAGTCTTGATAGATTAACCATAAGCGGCAGTGGTACTTTTGACTTTAATTCAAATAATTTACAAAGCATAGGAACTATCGCAAGTGGCAACATTACAATTTCCAGTACAGGTAATGGAATACAGTTAAGCAGAAGTGGTTTTGACACTTTTGCTTTAGAACATTCTGCTGGTGTAGGTATGGCTATTTTAAATGTGACAGACAGTAGGAAGGAAATGTTTTTTAATGGTGCTGGTGCAGTTGGAATATCAACTGTATCGCCAGACGGCGTTTTGGGAGTTCAATCTGCTACAGGACAGGTTGGTTTTAATGCAGGCACTTCATCATCACCAGAGCGAGGCAATCTTTATTTTGATACTGACGGCACAGGTTGGTGTCTAAATATAGGTAAATATCAAAGCAGTAGTTTTACCGCTCTTATGACTATAAAAGACAGTGGGAATATAGGAATAGGTACAGAAAGTCCGAATGGTATGCTAACTTTAAACAGTGCATCTTCTCCAACTCTTAGGATAAAAGATACAACCAATAATTGTGAAGCAATGATGTACGCACAGAACAGTGATGCTCATACAGGAACCTTTAGTAATCACCCTTTCATTATTGATATTAACAGCACTGAAGCAGCTAGGTATGACACGTCAAGAAATTTTTTAGTTGGCACAAGTTCCACGATTTTAGGTTCTGGGTCAGAAGGGCATGCATTTTTTCAAGGTGGCAGAGTTATCCATGCCAGAGATGTATCTGGGCCTACTGCTGTGGTGCAAATTTTCGGTAACGCAGGGCGGTGTAATATTATGGGGGACGGTGACTTACAAAACACCAACAACTCTTATGGTGCTATTTCTGATGAACGCTTGAAAGAAAATATCGTTGATGCGACTCCTAAGCTAGATGATCTGCAAAAAGTTAGAATAGTAAATTACAACCTCCAAGAGCAAGAACAAAAACATATTGGAGTCGTAGCACAAGAATTAGAGGAGGTCTTTCCGTCTTTGGTCAAAGAAGATGATGAAGGGATAAAATCTGTAAAATATTCTGTGTTTGTGCCAATGCTTATTAAGGGCATGCAAGAGCAACAAGCAAAGATCGCAGCACTAGAAACCAAAGTAGCAGCTTTGGAGGGTGGTCAATGATAGATGAATTATCAATAATATATGCTATGCTTTATTTTGATAAAAAAACTATTTATTACTTTTGGAGATAATAACTATGGAAAATGATTTTGAAACTTTATACAACTTAGCACAACAAGAGTTAGTCAATTTGCAGCACCAATTACGCTTGCAGATTGCCAAAATTGCTGAGTTGCAGGCAGAACTTGATAACACTAATGAGAAAAAAAGCAGCAAAAAAACCAACTAGAGTTACCGCAGAATTGGTCAATCATAATTTAGAGTTACATGAAACGCAGTGTGAAGAAAGATGGAAAACGGCTTTCAAGCATTTTGAAAAACTCGATGAAGATATTAGCAACATCAATAATTGGATTAAAGGCGGTCTAACAATGGTGGTTTTATCTATGCTCGGTATTTTAATTAGTAATTTATTTGTATGAATCTGCTCGCAAAAATCGTTGAAATCATCAAGCCCGTTGGTCAGATCATCGACCAAGTACACACCTCAGAGGAAGAAAGGGCAAAACTTAAAAATGAATTATTCGTGTTACAGGCACAGTTGCAAGTTGAGGTTTTAGAGTACGAAAAGAATTTACTAAACAAACAATCACAAATCATCACCGCAGAAGCACAGGGTAATTCATGGCTGCAACGATCATGGCGACCAATAACCATGCTGACTTTTTTAGTTTTAGTGTGCCTAGATGCGTTTGGTTGGTTGGCATTTCGTTTGTCAGACCAAGCTTGGGTGTTATTGCAAATTGGTTTGGGTGGTTATGTTATCGGCAGAAGTGGAGAAAAGATTGCTCAGCCCGTAATTAAAGCAATGAAAGATCATGGATAAGAACATCATCAAAAAACGCTTAGAAGATTTTGAAGGCAAGTCTGCAACTATGTACTTTGATAGTGAGGGTCTTGCTACTATCGGCGTCGGCAGATGTATTGAAACAAACCCGCTAAAAGAGCATGAGATTGAATATTTATTAGAAAGTGATATTGCGGAAACTATAGAGAAACTTGATAAGCAGTGGCCAGTCTGGCGTGACTTTCCCGAAGCTGTGCAATATGTTTGTGTCGATTTAGTATTTAATATGGGTATCAATAACTGGTTGAGTTTTCGTAAAACTCGTGCCTTGATGGAGCTTGGAGAGTGGCAGAAGGCAAGTTTAGAACTCTTAAACTCTAAGTATGCCACGCAAGTTGGCAGACGAGCTTTGTTCAATTCAGAGGAACTTGCCCGATGTCAAAGTCATCTAACGATCATCAAAACAACCGAAGAATAGGCGATCTTGCCGAAGCTCTAACGCAGACTTTTTTATTAGAGTATGTAGATTTTTGTTTCCCAACGCAAAACCATCACCCCGCAGATTTATTCTTTGAACTTAATAATCAAGTCTATAGAGTACAGGTCAAGGCACGCAATCGCACCCCAGAAGGCAAATATGTGTTTGTACAAGAAGCTGCACGCACTAAATCAGAAATCTATAAAAACTATCATTGTGACTTGTTAGCGTTTGTGTTCATGCCCGATAAACGCATCTTGTTTCTTGCCAATACTTCACAGCAAAACTACTTTACTTTTACCAAAGACATTATTGTCGACAACATGGAGCTTGATTCTTTAGAGTCTGCTCTCAATAAA